GAAGACGCGCGACCAGAGCATCACGCTGGCCGGTCCAGTAGGCACCGATGCCTCGTACGGCGTGACCGGCATCCTCGAGGTGGACCGCATCCTGTCCGCGTACATGGGTCCGATGAGGGCGGGGGTGGTCTAAGTGAGCATCCTGACCCGCGGTCGGCTGATCATGCGCTTCAAGGCGGAGATACACCGCCTTGACCCGAGCGCGTCCGCAGCAGTTCCGAACGGCGGCTACGACGACGTGTTCGACGAGATGGTCCCCGTACAGGACGGGACAGCCCTGGGCGGCGACTCGCGGCGCGAGCTCGACCCCATCCTGCTGCCGTGCCAGGTCGACATCGAGGCCGACCAGAAGGGCATCAACGAGCAGAAGCTCACGCGCGGCGGCTACGACGAGATGACCGACCTCGTGCTGACGCTGTTCATGCCCGACCTAGAAGCGGGGGGGTACGTCGACGCCAACGGGCACCCCGAGCTGCGCGAGGGCGACCGGGTCGCGCGCATCCTCGACCAGGGCGGCAACGTCGCGTGGGAGTTCGAGTACCCGCCGGGGCTGATGGTCCAGTGGGTCGAGCCGCGCGGGTTCGGCATCGCGCTGCGGGGGACGCCGAAGTTCAACCTGGTGTACCTCCACTGCCACGTGCCGCGGCAAGGGGGCACGACGTGAGCCAGATGGGCATCGCCCTGCGCGGCTTCGCGCGCAGCCAGCAGCGTCTCCAGCGCATGGAGGAGCGCATGCACCGCAACGCGCGCCGCCTGCTGCTGCGGGAGGCGCACGCGCTGCGGCGCGACATCATCGCAGGCATTCGCTCGCAGGCACCAGGGGGTGACCGCTTCAAGCAGCTGTCCCCGGTGACCATAGCCGCGAAGGGGTCGAGCAAGGCGCTCATCGACCGCGGTGACCTGATTCGCTCCATCAACGTGTCCGAGTTCGAGGGCGGCAAGATCATCTTCGTCGGCGTGAACCGCAACGAGCAGAACCAGGACGGCACCATGCTGGAGGACATCGCCGTAGTGCACGAGTTCGGCACCGGTCCCGGCGCGGAGGTGCCCATCCCCGCGCGGCCGTACCTGCGGCCGTCCATGCGCGAGTGGCGCAAGGTGGGGCCGCAGCGGTTCGCCCAGGCGCTCGCCAAGAGCATGGGGGTGCAGTAGATGGCCGTACCGACCATTTCGTCTGTCGCGCCCACCGAGGGGTCGACCCGCGGGACCAACGTGGTCATCGTCTCGGGGACCAACTTCCGCCTGCCCGACCCACCCGCTGCCACCGGCTACCTGGGTGGCCCGTACCCGCTCTCCGTAGCGGTAGACATCGGCGGCGAGCCCTGCCCCGAGGCGCAGGCCGCCACGGCGGGGATCATCTACGCGACCGCGCCGCTGTGGCGCGGCGACCCGGCAGACCTGCCGGCGGCGCTGGACGTCGTGGTCCGCAACGTCGACGGCAGCGGCGTCCCCATTCCCGGCGAGGAGGCTACGCTGGCGGGCGGGTACACCGTCAAGGCTCCGGAGCTACCGGCGGAGTCGTACTTCCAGCGCGTGATACGTCAGCTGATCCTCCTGTTCAGGCAGCACCTACTGGCCAACACGCACATGACGGTGAAGCGTGACTACGTGGCCGACCCGACGCAGCTCGAGCTGCTCAAGGCCGAGGCCCCGGTGGTGCACCTGGTCGGCCCGCAGACGCCGCTCAACCGGTTCGACAGCATCAACCGCGAACCCGTGGAGCAGGACCCCGCCGACGTAGACGCCTACATTCGGCGCGCCCGTCCGGTCACGCAAGACATCGCGTTCGAGGTGCAGGCGTGGGCGGAGACGACGCGCGAGCTAACGTCGCTGGGGCAGGCGTTTGTGCAGATGTTCCGCGACATTACATGGCTGCGCGTAGAGCGCGACCCGTCCCAGCCGGCGCTGGGCTACGTCGAGTACGCGGTGGGCATCCCGTTCTTCGGCTACCCGGTGTACAACACCGACCCCAACAAGGACGACCTGAACAGTATGCGCGCCCAGGTTGAGATCAAAGGCGTGCATGTGGACGACGAAGCTGGTACGATCATCGAGCGCGGCTGGAGGATTACGGCCAACGACGGCGAACCGGTCGTCGAAGTGCAGGGCCAGTAGCGAGGAGGCACGATGGACACCGTCACTTTGAAGAACCTGTCCAACAAGACCATCATCATCCGCAAGCCGCACCAAGAATTTTGCGTCAAGGTCGGCCGCTGCCACTGTGATAGCAACGGCTCGTCCGGCGTGGTCCACCTGCCGCGGAAGGGGCTGCTGCGCGGGCAACCCAGGGAGATCCTGGCGTGCACCGATCTGCAGCCGCACCTCGCCGGGCCGCGCCCCCAGGTAAAGGTCATCAAGGAGAAGGCGCCCCCGGCGCCCAAGGTGAAGGCGCATCGGGAGGACAAGCCCGAGGCACCCAAGGGCAAGGCGAAGGCGTCCCGGAAGAGGGCCGCCCCCAAGAGGACCGAAACGGACGGGCAGGACTAGCACCGCCGCCGCGGGCGGCTGACGGAGGAAAACGATGGCGAGCACCGAGCTTCTGGCCAGCAAGGTAGTCATTCTCGAGGAGGAGCCGAGCATCCCGGCCATCACGGCGCTGCCGAGCGCGGTGGCCCTGGCGCTGGGCATCACGGAGCGCGGCCCCATCGCGGAGCCGGTGTTGCTCACCTCGTTCGAGGAGTACGTACGGTACTTCGGCGGCTTCACCGCAGAGGCGGAGCTGGCGGTCGCCGCGTACGGATTCTTCTACAACCAGGGGTCGTTCATGTGGGTGGTGCGCACGTGCCACTTCACCGACCTGACCGACCCGAACACCGCCGCCGCCGCGATCGGCTCGACCATGCTGCAGAACAGTGGCACGGCCGCCACGCCCGGCGCAGTCACCAGCGGCAACGCGGAGACGTTCGCGCTAGTGGACGGCGACACGCTCGACATCACCACCGATGCCGGCGGCCCGACCACGGCGACCGTGAACGCGGCGTCGGCCAAGGTGACTGATACGACCACGTACCCGGTCACCGCTGGTACGGGTGAGCTCAAGGCGCGCATCGACCAAGGCGCCGAGCAGACCGTCACCTTCGCGGGGACCGAGACCACGGCCGCGCAGATCGCCGCCACCATGAACGCGCAGCTCTCGGGCTGCAAGGTCTACGAGAGCGGCGGCCAGGTGGTGATCGAGTCGGACACCCTGGGCACCGGCAGCTACGTCCAGGTGACGCAGAACCCGGCGGCGAACCCGCTGCTGACGTTCCCCACGTCCCTGGTGCAGGGCACCGGCAACGTGGCCGACGTGGGCGCGGTGACTGGCGCGGAGATCGAGGCCATCGTCGAGGCGGCCGTCGCGGACGTCGACGTCGTCGTCAACGGCGACGGCACGCTGACCTTCCAGACGGACACGGCCGGCGCCACCAAGTGGATCCGCATCGAGGCGTCGTCCACCATGGACGACGCGGCCAAGCTGGACCTGGACAACCTCCAGCACACCGGCGCCGACAACACGCCCGAGAACACGCTGCAGTGCAAGGGCAAGACCGCCTACGACAACAGCACCGTGCAGGTGGTCATCGCGGCCGCGACCAGCGGCGCCGCGGCCGAGTTCAACCTGCAGGTGCTCGACGACGGCGTGGTGAAGGAGGTGTTCCCGAACCTCACCATGGACGACTCCGCGACCAACTACGTCGAGACGGTCGTCAACGACGCGGGCACCGGCAGCAACCTCATCGAGGCCGTGGACCAGGGCCTGGCCTACTCGGCGCTGCTCAAGCGCCCGGCCAACGGCACCTCGTCCGCCATGGCGGGCGGCGACGACGGCCTGACCGGCCTCGCCAACTCCGACTACATCGGCAACGAGGCAGGCCCCACGGGGCTGTACTGCTTCGACCGCGTGTCGACGGGGCGTATCCTCATCGTGCCGGGCGTGAGCGCCAGTGCCGTGCACAAGGCCATGATGGACTACGCCGAGTCCCACCGGAACGGCACGATGTTCTGCATCCTCGATTGCCCCTCGGGCTACACGGCGGCGCAGATCGTCGCGTGGGTCGAGTCGGAGGGCATCGTCGAGTACTCCGAGTACGGGGCCATCTACTGGCCCTGGATCAAGGTGACCAACCCGGCGCCCGATCTGTTCACGTCGGACGCCAAGGGCAACGTCACCGTGCCGTACTCCGGCTGGGTTGCCGGCCTGTACGCGGCCAACGACAAGAAGCTCGGCGGCGTGTACGAGTCGCCGGCGGGCATCGGCGGCGGCTTCGGCATCATCCGCGGGCTGAACGGCGTGGAGGACGACCCGAGCGGCAGCGCGCAGCACGAGGTGCTGGACGAGCGCAAGCGCGACCTCGTCTACCCGAAGCGCATCAATCCGATCACGAAGCTGGAGGGCACGCCGTGGCACATCGACGGCGGGCGCACCCTCAAGTCCACGGGCAACTTCCCGAACATCGGGGAGCGCCGGGGCGTCATCTTCATCGAGACGTCCGTCAAGCAGGGGCTGGTCGTGCTGAAGCACCGGTTCAACAACCGGGAGAACCGGATGCTGGCCAAGCGCATCATCACGGCGTTCCTGCTGCGCGAGATGAACAAGGGCGCGTTCCGGTCGACCGACCCGGCCACGGCCTTCTTCGTCGACGCATCGGACCAGCTCAACCCGCTGTCCCTGACTTTCGCAGGCGAGATGCGCATCCGCATCGGCCTCGCGACCAACAAGCCGGCGGAGTTCATCGTCGTCCTGGTGACGCAGGACACGCGGGCGCTGGCGGCCGAGCTCAACGCGGCGTAAGGAGGGCTGAACGATGGCCACGCCTGTCAACTGGTACAAGAAGTTCTCGTTCATCATCGAGATCGACGGCATCGCCCGCGCGGCCTTCGTGCGGTGCTCGGAGCTTGCGGTCGAGGCGGCCAACGTCGCCTACCGCGAGGGCGGCCGGCTGCACCCGCACAACGCGCCCGGGACGGTCACGTTCCCCGAGCTCACGCTCGAGCGCGGCGTGACGGACGACTTCGATCTGTACAACTGGTTCAAGGACACGTTCGACGCCGGCGCGGGGACCGGGCTGACCACGCCCGACCTGTACCGGACGTTCGATATCGTGCAGCTGGACCGGTCCGGCAACGAGGTCGAGCGGTACACGGTGTACGATGCGTACTGCCGCCGGTATGCTGCCGGGGACTGGGACAACGACGCGGACGAGACGCGCATCGAGTCCGTCGTGATCCAGCCCGATCGGTGGGAGCGCGTCCCCGCGTAGGCGCGTAGCGTCGGGCCACCGGCGCAGGTAAAGGGTCGGTAGAGGTACAGGACAAGAGGAGGTGTGCCCGTGGAGAACGGAACCATCAGCACAGTCAAGCTAGAGTCCGGCGTGGTGCTCGCGATGCGCCAGCTCACCCTCGCGGACGAGAACTTCATGGCCGAGGCCAAGAAGCAGCGCCGCGGCAACGCGCTCACGCGCGCCATGCAGGAGGTGCTAGAGCGCTGCACGGCCGAGGTCGTCGACCCCGGCCCGTACCAGTTCCTCGATGCGCACGGCAAGGCGGACTGGCACCGCATGTGCGCGGGCGACCGCATCAAGGCCATGCTGGAGCTGCGGAAGCTGTCCTACACCGACGGCGAGGTCTACACCGTAGAGAACGTGACCTGCCCCTGCTCGTACGTGTGGGACCACGACTTCAACATCGACGAGGACCTCACGTACCAGCCGCTCTCCGAGGAGAGCGCCGAGCTGCTGCGCGAGGGCAAGCCGTTCGAGGTCAAGATCGACAACCGGCTCGTGCAGTTCCGGCTGCAGAGCGGCGACAACGAGGAGCTGTTCGACAAGCTCAAGCGGCAGAAGCCGGGGCGCAAGATGGCCGCCGGGCTGCGGTCGCGCATCGTCGGGGTCGAAGGTCTCGAGGCGCGCGACATCATGGACTGGCTGGACGGCAACAACGGCCAGTCGGAGAAGTACCCCGGCCTGAGCTCGGACGACGCGGAGCAGCTGCGCGACGCGTTCGACGCGGCCGACTGCGGGGTGGACACGGAGGTCGAAGCGGAGTGCCCAGACTGCGGGCGCTTCGTTCGCTTCGATCTCCCTTTCGACGGAATTCTGCTCCCGGGCAAGAAGATCAGGGAGCGGAAGCGCGCGCGCCGTGGGATGGTATCCTCGGGGCGCTAACGGCGGAGGACGTAGCAACATTGCGGCGCGAGTTGGCGCTCCAACCCCTGTTCGGCGGGGGCCTCCGGGGCGTCGACTACTGGAGCGTGCTACACCTCTCCGTCGCGGAGGCAGTCGAACTGCTCGAGTGGGTGTGCAACCGACACGAGCGCGAGGTGAAGGCAGCCTTCGGTCGCAAGGGGACGTAGGATGGCGCTCAACCAGTTCGGCCTTGGCTTCACGTTCAACGCCACCGATCGCGCGTCCCCCGTGTTCGGACGCATCCGGCGCAACCTGCGCGGGGTGAGCGGCGAGGCGGAGCAGCAGAACCGCCAGATGCAGGCCATGGG